ACGTTACCTACCTGTTGTAGCAGTAGTTCAGCGCTTGTTGTTAGCACAGGAAACGTCTATGTTGTCAATGCTAGTGGAGAATGGGCTGTTTTCGGAGGTGAATAATAGTGGATATTATTAAATTCGCAAAACTCAAGAAAATGGCTGGTGGCTCATCTGGTGGCTCATCGGGCGGTGGGGGTAGTTCTTCACTATTTGTAAAACTGTTGGCTGATGAACTCACCGAAATAACGGAAAACGACTTAAAAGACGTAACAAAATTAGAACGGAATTGCCTTTATATGAAGACAAATTTGATGAAGTTAAGCATACCTGCTAATGTTGAGATGGTTGGACAGTATATGGTAAATGGTTGTAGTAATCTTGTAGAAGTAGTTACAAAAGCAAAAACATATATGAATCAGGCGTTTACTGGTAGTGGTATAAAAAAGGCTACTATATATTCCGAAGAAATAAAAAACACACCATTTCCGTCTTGTAGTTATTTAGAAGAAATAGAACTAAAAGATACCGTCAAAACAATATTGGGGCTTGTTGAGAGTTGTCAAAAATTACAAAACTTGCATATCCCTGATAGTGTGACGACCTTAGGTAGTGTTGCTGTTTACTGCACAAAGTTAAGAACCATCAATATACCGATAAATGCAGTAATAAAAGATGCCGCCTTTTGTTATAGGTGTCACGCTTTGACAGATATTTATTTTGACGCAAAGGACGTTGGCGACCAAAGCACCCCAAGCGGTTCGTCCCCCAGATATTTGTTTACGACTTACAGTGAAAGTGATGCAACTGCCGCCAACGCAATATTGCATATAGGTAAAACTGTACAAAGAATACCAAAATATTGCTTCATAGGTCATTGGCGATATAATTCAAGCACACAGTATTATTCCTTGATAAAAGACGTAGTTTTTGACGAAGATACCGAATGTACAGAAATTGGAGATTATGCTTTTCAATCCAGTTCTAAAATAACAAAGATAAAATTTCCAAAGTCATTACAAAAAATTGGCAACTACTCTTTTTATCAATGCTCGGCACTTACAACAATAGAACTACAATCCGAAACGCCACCAACATTAGGCACTCGTGCTTTTTGTCCGTATAGTAGTGATACTACATACCTGACTAAAATAATAGTGCCAAAAGGAACTTTAGAAGCATATAAGTCGGCTACTGGTTGGAGTGCAAGTACATATACCAACATAATGGAAGAAAAAATTGACGGTACAGAGTGGAACGAAGTCGTGGAGGAATAGTAAATGGTAGTTAAAGAATTTTATGAAACAAGAAAAGACGGTGTAAACCTTGTCATATCATTAGATGCTTTGGTTGACGAAAACGGCAAGGTTATTAGGGATGAAAATAATAAACCTATCCCAAGCGGTTTTCGTATTCAAAAAGTAGGTACTAACGAAATCTATGACGAAGCAATAGACGTTGAAACTGCTACTTATGAATATGTAGAAACGGACAAGCCTATTGAATATCCACCCGAACAGGTTGACCACGAAGATGAACCTATTGAACCCATTGAACCTATTGAGGGTGAAACCGATGAGGCAACCACCGAAGATTACATTGAGGCACTCGCTGAATTGGGGGTAGAAGAATGAAAAGAGATGTTTTATTCAGTAAGGTAGAGGAAGTTAAAGAAGAAACAAGAGCCGCTTTACAAACAGTTTATGATGCTCTCAATTCAGGACAACAAAAGAAGATTGTAAAAGACGAAAAAGTAAAAATACTATTCGACAGATATGGTGTCGAATACACAACATAGAAATCAATAGATTTGATATAACGTAGAGAAACGGTAAATCGCAAAAAGGTAGAGAAACCTTAAATCGCAAAAATAGTCACAGAAGACTTAAAAAGACAAACGGAGGTAAATTGAAATGAAAATCAACACGGCAAATATCAAAGGTTATAGTGAAATGACCTTAGAAGAAAAACTTAAGGCTCTTGAGGCACTTGAGATAGAAGACCCTGATTACAGTGGATATGTCAAGAAAGATACGTTTGACAAAACTGCATCAGAACTCGCTGACGCTAAAAAGCAATTAAGAGAAAAGATGTCGGCAGATGAAATCAAGGCTAAAGAAGATGCTGAAAAACAAGAAAAACTACAAAGTGAATATGATGCTCTTTTGAGAAAGGTTAGTCTTTCTGAAAACAAAGCCAAATTACTTGCTCTTGGTTATGAGGACAAGTTGGCTACGGAAACAGCAGAAGCAATGATAGATGGCAATCTTGATAAAGTATTTGCTAACCAAAAGAAACATCTTGAAACGGTAGAAAAGAAAATCCGTGAGGACGTTTTACATAAAACTCCGAAACCCGAGGGAGGTAGTTCCTCAGATATTATGACAAAAGAAAAATTAAGGGCGATGTCAGCGAATGAAAGATATGAATATTCACAGGCGCATCCCGATGAATACAAACAAATTTATGGAGGTAATTAACAATGGCTAATACGATTTATGATAACTTTTTCCTCTCTAACGAAGTAGAGGACCAATTTAATTCTCATCTCGATTTACAACAATTCTGTACAATCGATAACACTCTTGTTGGTACGGCTGGTATGTTGCGTAAAATCAACGTTTACAGAGCAACCAATGGTACTGAAAAAGTAGCAATGGGCGTAGGTAACACCAAGAGCATCGAAGTATCTTATACTCCCGAAGAATACAGAATCTTGCTCGCTCAAAACAGATTTGAATATTTTGACGAACAAGCAATGACTGACCCCATGCTCGTTCCTACTGGTGTAAGACACATGGGTACAGATATGTTCAACACTGTCAATGCTGACATCTTCACTGAGTTCAATAAGACAAGTCTTAATGTTCCCGTATCTGCTTTTGATTTTGGCGCATTTGTTGATGCACAAGCAGAACTCAACATTGAAAATCTCGAAGGTGTTACTGTTTTCGGTTTTGTACACCCAAGTGATATGGCAAAAGTACGTAAGTCACTTAAAGAAGACCTCAAGTATGTTGAAGCATTTGCTAAGAGCGGTTATGTAGGTACTGTTGGTGGTACGCACCTTTACACTAAGAAAGATGCTACTCCGGGTACTATCGTAATTGGTACGAAAGATGCTGTCACCCTTTTCATTAAGAAAGGTACGGAAGTTGAACAACCTCCTCGTGACGCAAATGACGCAAACATTCGTAAGAACACCATTCTTTCTCGCAAATATTATTTGGCGGCTCTTACTGATGAAACTAAAGCAGTTAAGATTACTCTCAACGCTTAATTCATAGAAACGATTGGAGGTATGAGAAATGACTGAAAGCGAAAAATTAGAGTTATTGAAAGGAATGATAGGACAATCTGGGGATAGTGAAAATTTGAGCGATGAAGTACTAACCTCGTACCTCAAAGTCGCGGGTCAAAAAATTATTAATCGAGCATACCCGTACAATCAGACCATAATAAAAGTTCCCGATAAGTATTGTCCGTTGCAATGTGACATTGCTAAATACTTGTTAAACAAAAGAGGAGCAGACGGAGAAACCTCTCACTCTGAGAATGGAATAAGTAGAACTTACGAAAGTGGTGATGTTCCTGAATCAATGTTGAGTGAAGTAACTCCATATTGTGGGGTGTTGTAATGCAGTGTATGGCGATAAACAAAACTAAATTTTATTACGCATTGTACATAAAGAGTGAAGAAATACTTGACGAATACGGTAACGGAACGGGGGAATATGAGGTATTCCACGATACTCCATCCAAAGCGTTTGGTAACATATCGAGTGCAATGGGAGAAACTCAAGTACGGCAATTCGGTGAGAGTGAGAGTTACGACAAGGTAATTGTTCTTGACAATAGGAATACACCTATCGATGAGTATTCTATTTTATGGGTCGATACTCTCCCTCACCTGAATGAAGACGGTACTACGAATACACCTCACGATTATGTTGTAAAAAAGGTTGCACGAAGTCTTAATAGTGTGTCGATTGCAATAAGTAAGGTGAACGTAAGATGAGTAAAAAAGTAATCCGAGTAAGCCTAGATACCAATGATATTAACCGAGCAATTCGAGAACTGGGGCAATACAAACAAGAGTTTTTGAAAAAGGTTGATACCTACCGAAAAAGACTTGCTGATGAAATCGCAACGAGCGCGTCACTTAATTTTGGAAGTGCTACACTTGACCACACGATTAAAGGTGGGTCTCGCAAACCTGATGTAAAAGTTAGTGTAAGCGATAACGGAAACGTTGCAGTGGTAGTAGCCGATGGTGAGGATGCAGTTTGGTGTGAGTTCGGTGCAGGTGTTTATTATAACGGTAGTGTTGGTAGTTCTTCAAATCCTTACGGAAATGAACTTGGTTTTACGATAGGTAGTTACGGTAAAGGTTATGGTAAGGCAAATGCTTGGGGTTATTATGAG